TCGTTCTCCTCATAAAAGTTGATTGCGATTTTCCATTGATCTTTGTCGGGATACCCGCTGCTGTCAGTGTCTAGGCTTATACCCCAGTGGCTGTCTCCATCCACTGTATCTACACAGATACGAGTATCAGGCTTGTACCCCTTTTTTATAGCTTGTTGTAGTTCTTGTATCAGTTCTTGAATTGTCATCATCGTTCTCCTTGCAAATAAACAGTTTTGTTTTTGTCTGTGTTGCCACAATTAGGGCATTCCTCTACAGGCGGCTCTGTCTCTCGGTAAATGTCATCGCATTTGAGACAGTGTACAGTGAGTTTGTCATAGCGTTCTTTCCAAACCTTGTCCTCATAAACATTGAGTGCCAAGTAAGGGATTGGTAAGTAATCAGAGCTTGCGTCCAACAAAAGATTATCGCGCGTATAAAAACCATCATCGTTAAACACATCCGCGCGAATATCTGTTTCCGGTGGGTAACCACCTTTTATGGCTTCTTGCAGTTGGTCAATCAGTTCTTGAATTGTCATCATCATTCTCCTTAGTGGTTGATTGTGTGGGCAGGGCAGCAGGGATTGCCTGCTCCGAGCATCCGGTTGAGGCTACGCTTCACAGCAAGCCATACCCACATAACTGGTTATTATTTTATGGTTACACTGTCCCCAAATTCTCCGGCTGAGAAGTCAGGGGTAGTGTGTGTAGTTGCCCATAGCACTGGGTAGTCAGGCTCAGTCACGTTGACCTGTCCGATACCGTCAGTGAAATAGACTAGGCAGTCAGTCTCTATCTCTTCATCAGCGATGTATTTAAAGACAGGGTCAAAGCGAGTACCTCCACCGCCTACAGGATTAATGTCTAACTCGATAGGTGAAGCACCTGTAGTGCGACAGAAAGTGTTTCTCTCCCTCACTCTAGTGTCGCAGTAGATTATCTCTACTGTGCTAGGGTTAAGAGCCTGCACCGCGTTATTGATGTGAGCCTTGATCATTCCTGTCAGCTCTTCAGTGAGCGAGCCAGAGGTATCCCAAGCAAACACGAGGTTAAACTCTGGGTCTCGTGTAGCAGCAGGCAGGATGTGACCAGTGTGCAACAGCCTACGGTCAGGTGTGTTGAAGCTAGAACGAGAGGTCATGTACTGAGTAACCCACTGAGCGAGCTGCTCATACCATGCGACTGCGTCAATCTTGTTGACCTCTAATGCTTCTCTGACCGCAGCATCTACCTCACCAAGACCGACACGCTGCTCTGCGTCCATAGCTTCAGACACAGTAGACTGAGCCTTCATCTCTTCAGAGGCTTTCTCAGACTCTGTGAGAGGCTCACCGTCATCGTTAGTGGCATCCCAGACCTCACCTACCAGAGGGTCAGAGCCTGCGCTAGGATCGTCCTCCTCGTCCTCTGTGGGGAGCTTGTTGTATATCTGCTCGGCAGTCATACCTTTGTACTGCTCATCGAACAAGCCACCCTCAGGCAGGCGGAACACGCCAGACTCTACGAGTATCCAGTTAATGGCATAGTCGCAGGCTTTATTCCATCTGGCCTGATCTCTACCGTTACGCCTCAAGTGATGACAGAAGGCAACGTGCAAGACCTCATGAGCAATGACAGACATGATCTCGATAAGCTCAAGGGTAGCTACCCATGCAGGGTTGTAGTAGATAGCCTTGCCATCAGTAGCCATAGTCTCAGTGTCTTCGGTCTCGATATACTCAAGGTTAAGAGCGAGGCTTGCAAAGAATGCATGACGCACTAGCAGCATCGACTTAGCTCTAGCAATTAGGTTACCCATAGACACCTCCAAGGTTATCTAGAATTGATTTAGTGTCAGCAACAATCCGCTCACGCTCCCCTAAACTATTCTTTATCTTGTCAGGGGTAATGTTAGATAGCTTAGCCTTAAGCTCAGTAGCTGCCTTGGCTATGCGTGGATCGTCAGTGATGTTGAGGTCAGGCAGAAGCTCAGCTAACTCAATGACCTTCTCTACAGTGCTGTCCTTGAATCGTCCGATCACCTTGCCCTTAGGATCGTGGCCGTACTTAGCGCAGACCTCACCTAAGTGGCTGACAGTATCAACCAAGCGATCTTCGACAGACTTCATAGCGTCCTTGATGCAGTCATCTACATCAGATTCTATGCTCACTCGTAGCTCTTCGTTACGGTCATGAGAGAGATTGTCGATGCGGAAGTCATGAGTATCAGGGATAGGTCTATAGGTCAGAGACATTTAGTAGCCGACAATCTGCTCGACAGAGGGGTAGTCATCAGGATCAAAGGCATCACCTAGCCTGCGTCTAGCACGTTCAATGGCTGCCTCAACCTGATCTCTAAGTCTATGCTTAGCATCATCCCAAGCCTGCTTAGCGATGGCGTACTCATGCTCAAGCTTATTCAGGAGAGCGTTAGCCATGATGCGCTCACCTACCTCAAAGGGTGAGCCTAGTCGGTTGATTATATTGTTTCGAGTGTCACCCTTGATCTGGCTTAGCTCTTTGATAGCAGGGCAGTCGAGCAAAGTTTTCTTAGACTCAAGTGCGCTTGGGTCTGCCTTAACTAGGTTAGCCAGTTTGCGTGTAAGGACAGGATCATTTTTCTTGTTAGGAAATTCTTTGACCTTAAGCTTAACTAGTATGCATTTGTTTCGTAGTGTAGACATTTTGTACCCCTTATTGATTGTTGATAAATAAATCTTGGTTGGTAGTTTTATAGTCTCGATACTCCTGCGTATCCTCAAGCTCAGGATACTTAGCAGTAGCAAGCCTCACAAAGATCACACCAAACTCTGGCCCTAGCACCTCGTGACAGTAGCTGATGCAGTTAGCCCATGCCTTGGGATAGTGTCCGTTGATAGCTTGATGAGCTAGGCTAGAGGTCAAGGCATACTTGATGCTGACATCAGACACCTCAGGGCGAGCGCCCTTGCAGATATCACTCCAGTTAGGAAGCTCTTTGACTACCTTGAGAAACTTGCAGAACTCAGTCGCAACAGCCTCACCTAGCACACCGTCAGACAGGTAGCCTTGCAGGACATCATGACTGTAACCGTATTGCAGGAAGTCGTTAGTCATCTCCCATGTGGCAGGGCAGGCAAAGGCTGTGATGGTCTTGGCTTTCTTGGCATCAATCCCATTGGGATACTCATGCACTAGGTCTGGGCGAAAGCTCAGGAAGGCAGCTATCAAGGGATTCCAGTTAGAGGATGCAGCATAGTCAGCGAGATCATTAGCATCTGCGTAGATGCCTACGTCTATAGCTCGTCTGGTGTTGGCTACGTTAGCTGATGCAGTAGAGCCTGAGCTATCCACTAGGCGGTTCTGAGCAGATACGATTATCCATCCCTCAGGCAGTATGTAATTGCTAGATACTTTACCCTCATAGAGTAAGGGCATCAGGGCATTGACCATGTCACCTTCAGCCTTATCGATCTCATCAATAAAGAATACCCCATGAGCAGGTGTACCCTCTACGCTGAGGTCAGGCAGGAAATCAGGCGGTGCGAAAGTTGTCTTGCGAGTACCTTCAATCTCGACTATGTCTGGTACACCAAGCAAATCCCAAGCGCCATGATTAGCGATGTTGATCGTCTTAAAGCCCCAAGGCTCACCAGTCTCCTCAGCTAGGCGCTCGACTAACTGCTTAACGATTGCAGTCTTACCTATACCTGAAGGCCCATGAAGTCTGACAGTGTGCCGTACACCCCTAGAGATATCGACCTTAGTTTTAGTAATGAATTCGCTAGCAAATTGTTTAAGTGTTTTTAAGTATTTCATTGGTTTAAGTCACCTTGATTGGTTGAAGTTAAGTGAGTAATCCCAGAGCATCTGCGAATAGGATGCCGAAGAGCACACCCATAGCGCAGACCCCTAGAAATGATACGAACTCGATTAAAGCTTTTCTCCTCGCAGCCTTACGCTGCTGTGATGGTTTGAATTTAAAGATAGGTCTCATGCTGTACCTCGCTTAGTGTCCTCGCTATAGCCTCTGAGAGTGGCTGACATTACGGTCTTGACACGCTCGTGAGCCTTGAGGAATTGACGGCTAAGCTTGCGCTTCATGGCTGCTACGTCATGAGTCACACGAGTACACTCAGTCACTGTGACATAGTGTTCGTTGCCATAGTATTCGCCCTCGCCCTTGGCCTTGAGCCTGTCTATGAGCTGCGTTTTCTCTGCTGATAACTCAGCTATATCGGCAGCTATCTCGGCTATGCGGTCTACTGTGTAAGTATTTTCTGTCGCGTCTGTCATAACTTTCTCCTAAGTGGTTGAATTAATTAAGCTACTGAGGCTACTGCTAAATCCTCAGAGTCTTGAGCCACGCTAATAAGCTCAGCCTTGGTTGGACGTTTGAAGAATCCAAACTTCTCATCATCCTTGGACTGCTCCAATGTCGCAGTGAATGAGATGCGATCACCCTTGGCAAGGCTATGCTCGCCTAGCTCACTGTAACCGAGAGAGGCAGGCACACTGCCCCAAAGCTTGAAGCCTCGGTCATCTCTGACTAGCATCTTCAGAGAGCTACCATACTGGCTATCTACCCATTTGGTGCTGATCACATGGCCTGTGACCGTCTGTCTGCCGTTAAGGACAGGCTCAGCAGCCTCAACCATAGCAGCTTCAGCAGCCCTCTCAGCAGCCCTCTCAGCATCACGCACCTTGGACTTCTCATAGCCCTTGACCAAGCAAGCTAACTGAGCATCCGAGAGAGACCCAAAGCGTCTTGCACGAGAGAGGAGGTCTTGAAAGAACGGAGACCAAGTCGCAGCCTCAAGCCATGCCAAGCCATCCTTACCCATAGCCTGTGTGATTTGAGATTCGCCAGACTCCAAGTTGGATACTCGCTTAGCATCCTTTCTAGCTGCCCTCTGAGCGCGAGCCTTAGCGCGATCCTCAGAGCTAGTCTTGAATCGGCCCTTGCCACCGCAGGTGTAGCAGTGTCGATCACCTCGGTAATTCTGTGATCCACAGGGAGTCCAAAAGCCTGTGCCATTGCATGATGTGCAAGTGAAATTATCCATAGTCAATCTCCTAAATGGTTGAATTTAAAGAAGTATAATAGAAGGCACTCAGAGAATGCCTTCGATATGCCTCCTAGTCTGCTAGTATTAATTCGATAATGTCATCAACCTCATAATCACCAGTGAGATCGTCATCAATAATGGCGATTTCTTCAGGTGTCAGGTCTCGATTAAGTGCATCTTCAATTTTATGCTGCTGTTCTAACGTCATATATATACCCCTGTTTTCTTAGCCTCTTTCTTACGGTTGATATGAGCCTTGCCTCTGGCATAGCAGGCAGGCGGTTGGTTTTTTCTGACTTTAATTTTCATATGATCCCCATTAGTGTGCCGATAGCCCAGAGCTGAATGCGCTGAGTAATAGTGAAGTGGATACCGTCTGACTCATTGAGTCCTATTTTCAAGGCTCGTGACCAGAGATAGAAATGATTTGTATTCCGCATGATCAGTGTAGCTATAAGTATTTTCATAATGTCCCCAATGGTTGATGGTTTAAAGCGTTTTAATCAGGGACACCTTATAGATGCCCCTTGTTAAAGCTCCTTAATGGTTGAGGTTCTTAGCACCTCGTGACTATGAGAGTTTGTAGCTCTCCGCTGTTCAGCCCATTACTTAAGTTCATGGATTCCGCAGCTCACCTTTGATCTGGTCACAAGAGACCGTCCCTCATCCGGTGCTATCCCCCACATTTATCGGTGTGGTCATACCGCTTCACTCTCACCCTAACTGATGGCTGCTCGCCGGAAGACTGCTAGTACCTGTGGTAGCGCACCTCGACCCTGAGCGGAAGACACCGACCTCATGTCAGCGTTAAAACTTATCGTTAACTCGATTGTGGATAGTACACAGATTATCGGAGATGCACAACAAAACATTAGCTAAATATTAAAATAATTTAGACCCCCAATAGCCTGTACTCCTATGTCATTGATTACTAAGAGGTTTATAGTGATATGGAACGATCGAGCTATTTAGGTATTAGGGGTAGGGGTAATTAGATCGTTTAACCACGGGCCTCTGAGAGCCTCTGAGGGGTATATACTATTTGCACGTTAGTAGGATGGGGGTTATCTTACGATTCACCTATAGACTAGTGAGTGATCAGAGATGGCAGATAAAAAGGGTAAGCTCAGCACTAAACAGTATTTATTCGCAACCTTATGCGGTAGTACTAATCTCAGCATGACTGAATGCTATAAGCGTAGTTATGAGGCAGATAATATGTCTCCTGCTAGTATTCGCAAGGAAGCTTCACGCCTAGCTGCTAGCCCCCACATCGCCCCCATCATAAAAGAGTATTCTGATAAGAAAGCAGCGGTAGCACATAGCCAAGCCCTCTCTCAGGCTGTGTCTGACAGAGATCGTGTGCTATCTAAGCTTAGACATTACACTGACAATGCTGAATCTGAAGCCAATGCCATACGAGCTACAGTAGAGCTCGGTAGAACTTGCGGAGTATTTCAGGACACTGTTGAGATTAAATCAGAGAGAAGCAGTGACGAGATTCTGAACGAGCTCCAGACTAAGCTTGACCAGCTCACTGCCATGCCAACCGAAGAATCCGACCAAGTCCACTAGTGAATACACCTGACACCTCAATAGAGTGATACCTGATACCTCTATAGTGTGATACCTGATCCCTCAATAGCCTAACACCTGACCCCATTACCCCACCCCCCCCGACACACAGATGCCTACGCTATGCTATGCACAGTATTCCACACAAACGATTTTGTAATCTGACCCTTTTTACACAATAGATCGATAGGTTCACAGACCTATAAAAATTTTTTGCAAAAATCTGAAGGTGAGGGGTTATGCTGTGTCACTGTTGACACACGATCTGTCAAGGGGCATCATATGCTACAATTATCCTAGCTATGTCTAGAACGTACTACTAGTACATTCTAGTTAGTGTGTACTAAAACCCCCCTTTGGTGGGGGGTTTAGCTTAAGATGGTCATAGCTAGTATGTACTAGGGGGATAATTGAATCTTACAGAATCCCAGTTGGAAAAGATTAAGAAGCTGCCTGCCTCTGAGCAGGAAGGCTTTCTTAGTCTATTTCAGGAATTAGATGAAGCGCGTTCCCGTGAGCAGTCAAGGGTAAGTTTTATCGGTTTTGTTAAAAGTATGTGGCCTGCGTTTATTGATGGTGAGCATCATAAGATTATGGCTGATGCTTTCGAGCGTATTGCTCGTGGTGAGTTAAAGCGGTTAATAGTGAATATGCCGCCCAGACATACTAAGTCTGAGTTTGCGAGTTATTTATTACCTGCTTGGTTTTTGGGGCAGTTCCCCGAAAAGAAGGTTATCCAGACGGCCCACACTGCGGAGCTGTCAGTGGGTTTCGGCAGAAAGGTTCGTAACCTTGTCGATGATGATGATTTTAAAAAGGTTTTCCCAGAGCTGGCGCTGAGGGCTGACTCTAAAGCGGCTGGGAGATGGAGTACCAACAAGGGTGGCGAATACTTCGCTATCGGTGTTGGTGGAGCTGTTACTGGTAAAGGTGCTGACCTGCTCATCATTGATGACCCCCATAGTGAACAGGAAGGACAGAGTGCTGACCCCGCTGTGTTCGACAAGACATATGACTGGTACACTTCTGGCCCTCGCCAGCGACTTCAACCGGGAGGAGCCATTGTTATCGTGATGACGCGATGGCATATGCGCGACCTCACAGGCAAGATTATTAAAGCGTCTACCCAGCGAGAAGGGATGGATGACTGGGAAGTGATTGAATTCCCTGCTGTTTTTAACGAACGCACCAGCGATGAAAAGGCTTTATGGCCTCAGTTCTGGAAGCTCTCTGAGCTGATTGCGTTACGCAACGAGCTACCTTCCTCGAAGTGGATGGCTCAGTACCAGCAGAATCCTACCTCTGAGGAGGGTGCGCTGGTTAAGCGTGAGTGGTGGCAGATATGGGAAGAAGACCATCCGCCCCACTGTGATTTTGTAATTCAGTCTTGGGATACTGCATTTCTTAAGACACAACGATCTGACTACTCTGCCTGCACTACATGGGGAGTTTTCTACCTTCCAGATGAGAATGGCGTAACACAGGCCAATATAATTCTTCTGGATGCCTACAAGGAACGACTGGAGTTTCCAGAGCTTAAACGTACCGCTTACGAGATGTATACCGAAGTACAGCCCGATGCTTTCATTGTAGAAGCCAAGGCGACAGGTATGCCGTTGATCTTTGAGCTACGGGCTATGGGTATTCCTGTTTCTGAATTCACACCCTCACGGGGTAACGATAAGATTGCTAGGGTTAACTCCGTAGCTGATCTGTTCGCCTCAGGGATGGTGTGGTGTCCAGAGACCCGCTTTGCGGAGGAAGTGATGGATGAATTTGCCGCCTTCCCCGCAGGTGAACACGATGACCTAGTAGACTCCTCTACTCAGGCATTGCTTAGATTTAGAAAGGGAGGCTTTATACGTCTAGCCTCTGATGAGCCTGATGAACCAACATACCAACGAACAGCAGATTATTATTAAATCACAGGAGTTAGAACCCTATGAAGAATGAAATAGAAACAGCAATAAAGTCACTAGCCGCAGTAACGGAAAAAGCTATTAGTCCTGACGAGGCTATGAAGTACGCTCAGTCGGTGTTAAACCTTGCTAATGCTCTAGCTGTTATTGAGCGTATAGATGGAAGCGATTAAAAAAGAAATACGGGACTGGTCTCGTCATGCTTTAGAAGTGCCGAATCCTGATTTTAATAACTTACCAGCTTGCCCTTATGCTCAGGCAGCTTGGAAAGAAAACAAAGTCGATATTGTCTTCAAGGAAGAGAATTCGTATAAGTTAGTGTTCGATACACTTAAAAACTTTAACGATAACAAGGACTTGGTTATTGTTGTGGATACATTCTTCATCGAACACGAAGAAGCTTTCCATAACTATCTGGATAGGATCAACAAGTGTATATCTGAAAATGTCTTTAAAGACAAAGACTTATGGGTAATGGGATTTCATCCTTATCAAGGTGCTAACGAGCTGATTGATAAGGGAACTTTTGAGGGAGCAACCGACACTGAATATGCTCTTATATTCGTGCAACGATTATCGAAACTAGAGGAAGCGTCTAACAAACTGGTTAGTCGCGGTTACTATGAAAGATACTTTGAAACCTACGATGTATCTGAAATGTATAAAATCCGTAAAGAATATTACAGGAGACTACAATGCGCGGATCAAAGAAGGCAGGCCCAGTTAAACGAAGAGTAATGCGTGGTGGTGGCAT